GGGTCAGTGCTTTTACATTTTTTAGGAGACACATATGGCACAACAAATTCAAAAGAAGTTTATTGAAGATGGTGCGGTCGATGGTGATAAGCTACGCTTATTGATCGGTCAAGCCCTCGTTCAAGAAACTGCTGACGGTGTGGTTGAGCTAATTAAGCAGCAGTCCTCTGATGGCGCGATCTTAATTAACGGCAAAGAAGCCGGGTATAAAGAAGATCTTGATCAAGAGATTGCTGACCGAACTGCAGCCGATTCCACACTACAAGCAAACATTGATGCAGAGGCTGAGACTAGAAACCTGGTTGATCAGCAGTTAGCAGACGACATCGTCGCTGAGGCGAGTGCACGTTCATCTGCTGACACCACGCTTCAATCAAACATTGACGCTGAGGCATCTACCCGTGCCGCTGCTGACACTACTCTACAGGGTAACATAGACACAGAGGTTGCAGACCGAACTGCTGCGGACTCCACCTTACAGTCTAACATTGACGCTGAGGCTTCTGCCCGTGCTGCTGCTGACGTTGTTCTTCAAGGCAACATTGACACAGAAGCTGCTGACAGAGCTGCCGCTGACACCACATTGCAAAGCAACATTGATGCTGAAGCTTCTGCGCGATCATCTGCTGACACCGCACTACAAAACCAGATCAACGACATCCTATCCAACACGGACCCTGCTGCTCTTGACTCCTTAAGTGAAATTGTTTCTGCATTCCAAGCTGCTGACGGCAACCTACAAGATGCAATCACTGCTGCTCTAGGCACTCACACTTCTGAATTGGCTGTAGAAGTTGCTGCACGAGAAGCTGCTGACACTGTCCTACAAGGCAACATTGACGCAGAAGAGTCTGCTCGAATCTCTGATGTCTCTAGCCTCCAGTCTCAAATTAATACATTAGGCTCTGGGTCAGGAGATATCCAAGGTGAATTGGACGACACACAAGCTGGAGCCGGTCTTGCCAGCGACGGTAGCTACTCTGCCCCTGGCGTGTCAAACTACTTGAGTGGAGCCACTAGCCTTTACAGTGCTGACGAAGAATTAGACACTGCTTTAAAAGCAGAGGAAGATGCTCGTTCTGCTGCTGACGTCACCCTCCAAAGCAACATCGATTCTGAGGCCTCTACTCGAGATGCCGCCGATGTCGTTTTACAAGCAAACATCGACTCAGAAGCCTCTACTCGCTCTGCTGCCGACACCACACTCCAATCAAACATTGATGCTGAAGCTTCTGCCCGAGATGCTGCTGACGTTGTTCTTCAAGGCAATATTGACGCAGAAGAGTCCGCTCGAATTGCTGCTGACTCTGTACTACAAAGCAACATCGATGCTGAAGAGTCTGCTCGTATTGCTGCTGACTCCAACCTACAGAGCCAGATCAATGACATCCTCTCTAACACTGACCCAGCTGCCCTAGACTCTCTATCTGAAATCGTAGCTGCTTTCCAAAGTGCTGATAGTGATCTTACAGCCTCAATCACCTCTGTTCTTGGAACACACACTTCTGAACTTGCTGCAGAAACTTCTGCTCGTCAATCTGCTGACTCTGCTCTTAGCGGTCGAGTGGATATCCTTGAAGCTCGCGCATTCAAGAAAGAAGTGTTCACTCTTGACGCTACAGACATCAGCAATGGTTATGTAGACCTTGGTTTTGAAGCACGACCCAACTCTATCGTTGCTTTCGTTGGACGATTAGCTATGCATGAAGGTGCAAGCGCTGACTACTCTGTCAGTGTTGTTGGCGGTGTAAGCCGTGTCACTTTCTTGAACGACATGGTAAGCCCAAGCGAAGAAGCGCTAGAAGCTGGCGATGTTCTAAACTTCACTTACGAAGCTAATTAATTAGCTAGGGGGAGGCACTAGTCTCCCCCGCCCACCTAACAGGAGATAAATATGTCTTGGACAACTGAAGAGATTAGCCTGCCAGCAAGAGGAGCTAGTAATGAGATTTCTAGAATTTTCCAAAATAGAGATCCTCAGTACGTTGTGGTTGAGGTGCACGGTGTTGTAGGAACACCAACAATTGGACTACAGGATAGCGCAGATGGGAGTAATTTTTATGAAGTTGACAATAGCGGCGCTCTCACTCCTGTTAGTGGTAGGATTGTTTGGCGGTTTAACGCAGATGAAAGCAATAAGCCTGTGCGGAACATATGCCGAATTACTCTTAACTCAGCAACTTACACCAAAGTGTATATCACCTGGAGCCCCTAGCATGAGCAGCCAAGAAGAAAAAGACAGGGCACAGAAGGTGTCTAAGGGCTTCCGAGAAAGGCCTTGGGGATTATCGGGCATTCTAAAAAGGCTATCATCATCCAAAGAAGATGAAGAGGGAAAAGAAGAAGAGAAGAAGAAAGAAGAGGAAGAACAAAAACAAGGCAGCTAAACATGAGTGATCAATACAAAGTACGTGGAATCGTTGAGATCTTTGAGAACATCAAAGACGAGCTTGGCATGGACCAAGGCAGCGAATACGAATGTAAATGTAAGGTGGCACATGTCATGGACCAATTGTTCGGACCATGCTGGCGAAGCGAAGTGGCTATTGGCGTCCCATTTGGAGCCGACCCATTCGGTGGAGGCTGGATGCCCGATATAGATCTTCAATATTCCCCCTCCCCTATAGACATTGACCGAATGTACAACGCTCTTCGCAAATATGCTAAAGATCGGGAGATCCCCCGAGACAACCTAGAGCACATGCCCTCAGAAATGAAGCACGAGGTTTATGACAAGATAAAGCCCACCACAATAATAAAGGCTGTCATTAAGACGTGATAGAGACGCTGACCAAAGAGCAGAAAAGAAAGATGGAGCTTCTAGCCCTTCGTAAGAAGATGGCCGTTAAGCTTCTTTATGCCTTTGATCCATTTAAATTAGATTCGCGTCCAACGTCTAAACAATTAGAAATTATAAAATCAAATGTTCCCATCAACTATGTCGTAGGTTCTAACAGATCAGGCAAGACCGCGTTAGGGGGAAGGATTGTAACATGGTGGTTTAACAACAACCATCCATATCTGGAGCGGCCTGAGGTGTGGGAAGATGTGCCCATCACCATTCTAATCATGGGCCAAGACACTAGGAACATCAACTTCGAGATCATTCCAAAGAAGATAAAGCCATTTATTGGCGTGGAGGGTGTCGACTACAAGGTGAAGCGAGACGGCGGAAATGTCAGTGCTATCACCAATTTACACAACGGAAATCAAATGGTGTTCATGTCACACAGCGATGCGGAACAGGCGCGGCGAAGAGGGCAGGGATTTACCGCACACGTGGTGTGGCTTGACGAGATGCCTAGCATTTCCACTATCTTAACAGAGCTTATGCTTCGTGTTCTCACCACTAGTGGATATTTGTATGCCACGTTCACGCCGCTTGTGCGTAATGATGAAATCCGTAATATTGTAGACAGTGCTGATGGCGTGGAGAGCAAGAAATGGGTGATCTCTATTCTAGACAACCCCGCCGTATCGGAAGAGCGGCGAGATCAACTAATTGACTACTACCGAAAGATATCTGGATCTGAGTCTGAATTCCGTGCTCGTATGTACGGCGACTGGCTATCCGCAGAGCAGCTTGTCTTTAAATACAATTCCGAGCGAAACAAACAAGAATTGGATGGTTATGACAGTGGTGTATGGCCTCATGTGGTTGTGGTGGATCCTGCTGCATCTGGTATTGCTGGCCTCACTGTCTGGGCCAGGCACCCCCAGGCGGATATTTGGTGGTGTGTCCTAGCCAAATATATTAACGGCTCAGCCTTCAGCGAGCTAGTGCAAACCATAGAGGATGAGGTGAAGATCTTCAACGTGGTGAAGAGGATATGTGACTGTAATCCTTCAGGATTTTACCACGAGGCCTACCTCCAGGATATTAAATACATCCCTGTCTCGGATAAGAACAACAACAAAGAGAACATGATTGATGCCTGCAACAAGGCCCTTTTAGAGGAAACTGTCTACTTCACAAGCGGAGCCAAGGTGCTGATTGACGAGCTTACTGTGTGTTCTAGGCATGAGGACAACCCCTCTAAGATCATCAAAGCGTCTAAATATCATACAGCCGACTGCTTCAGATATTTCATCCACACCAAGCCCAAATATGAGGGACCATCAGTGGTGGTTGCAAATCAGGACAGATTGAGGTATAATTGGAAAGAGCGTCTCCGTGAGGAGGGGGAAAAGTATGCCCAGGCAGTGCGAAAGCAAGAGAAGAGACAACGTATGTACATAAGTCGTAGGAGACGTTTATGATCTTTATATTGGCCATTATTTGCATGATCTTCTGTGGCTTAGCTATTAAAAAGGCTAACGCTGTCATCCGTGAAGCACGGGCAATCCTACAAGACATAGAGGCGCACCACGACCTACTTATCGAGGTGGCGAGGCGAGAGGCAAGGCGCAACAGATTTAGGAGGCTGATGAAGTGAAATTACGTGTAATAAGCTGGACGCCAGAAGAGGCATCCCTAAATCTAAAGAAGCGGTTTGACAAGGCTAGCCGCTATCGCAAGCAGAAGTTTGAAAGCCAATGGAAAACAAACGAGGCCATGCTGTTTGGTGCCGGCAAGGGACCGATCAACACCACCTTAAGCTTTAACTCCCTGTCTGAGGTGTTTGCCTCAGAGAGCGTGTCGGGCGGAGATCCTCGCAGTATTCATATTCCGCAGGTGCTGCGTAACCTACGAATATTACACAGCCAATTATCAGCCAACCCGCCATCTGTGCTAGCTGAAGCTTTGTCAAATGAGATCGAAGATCAACATGCAGCCAAGGCAGCCAACAGCTTGGTAGACCACGGTCTGTATAAATACAAATGGCAAGAGAAGGTGGACTTAGTCACTCTGTCCACTGAGGTGTACGGAACAGGGTTTGGTAAATGCGTGTTTGACGGTACACGGGGTGAGCTGCTTCGATATAATGAGCAGGACGACACAGTGGAGATGGAAGGCGACATGCTTGTCAAAAGCCTCCTCGTCTGGAACATGTTCATCGATCCAGACGCTGAATCCTGGGATGAGGTGCGCTATACATTTGAGCGGATCATGCTGTCCTTTGAGGAAGCCATCACATTATTTCCAGCCTATGAGGATCGGCTCAGACAAATAGCTGTGGACGCACAAAAGCACCCATCTGATTTTGATGGCTTCATTAGAGGCCAAGAGGGATTAGAAAAAGGCCGCACCGAAGATATTGAAAACGCAGTGATCCCTATTTTAGAATACTACGAAAAAGCGGCTCCTGTCAATGGTATGGCGGGCAGACATTGTTATTGCTTGCCAGACGGTACAATCCTTGGATCCATGACCAAATCACCAATCCCAATGGGCAAGCTGCCGTACAGCATCTTGACAGATATAGATGTTCCAGGCGAGGTGTACGGAAAAACTCCTGTGGATTACGCAGTTAGTTTATCCTCCGTAGTTGATGAACTAGATAGTATGATTTTAGAAAACGTGGAAGTGCATGGCTCAATCCACCTGGTGGTGTTTGACGGAGCGGACATTGACGAGAATTCCCTGACGGACAACCCAGTGAATGTCATTCGTGTTAACGGTGCAGCCAACCAGGCGCCCTTTCATCTCTCTCCCCCTCCCCTCACGGGCGACATATACAACCTACGCAACTCAACGCTCCAGGCAATCGATGCCATCATGGGAGTGAACGAGGCATTGAAGGGGGAAATTCCAAGGGAGCTATCTGGCTTTGCTGTACAGCAGGCCATGAATGCAGCCAACATGACAAGGCGTCGTTTGTACAATAAATACACCATGTTCACTGAGGACATGTGGAAGCTGTACCTAGATAGTATAGAAAAAAACTGGACTACAAAGCGCAAGGTGATGATCGTTGGTAAGGAAGATGCCATTCGCCTAGCTTCTTTCAGTGGTGCGGATCTGTCTGGCGGCTTCACATTGAAGGTGAGCTACGGCACAATGTTCTCACTAGATCCAGGACAGCGGCGTCAAGAAATCTTACAAGCTCAGCCTATCTTGGAAAAAGCAGGCGTGTCGCCTAAGCAAATTGCTAAGCATCTTCGTTACGATGACATCGAAGGGGCCTTTGACAGCATAGAGGTGGCAGAGGCACGGCAAGTGGAAATATTTGAGAAGATGATCTTGTCCTATCATGAAAAGGGCGCAGTACAATATATCCCAGCATCCGATATGGAAGTGGCATATCACGCAGAGATGGCGGAAGCTGGCTATAAGTATGTGATGTCAAACTACTTTTTAGGACAAGATGGTGAAGTGAAACAAGCCATCTACCAACACATTCGTGAACGCGAAGAGATGGCAGCGAAACAAGCAACACCGCAAGCGTCCCCTCCAGACGCTGCCGCCATGGCAGGAGGCGCAATGCCTCCAGCCGGCGACCTTATGGGCGGTGTAGGAGCCCCTCCTTCTCCGGAAGGGGGGGATACTCCCATAATTATTTAGACACACCCTTGAATTCGTATCAGCGGCGAATGTGGAAAAACCTTCAGAAGGGTGGAAAAATAAATATTATTGCAGATTTAGAAGAGCATGTTGGTGAAATTCCTTAAGAGTTGACACAATAATTTAGGTGTTGACAACTTATTATAATTATTATAAAATGCTAGTGTGGATACGTGCCTATTCACTAGGTCTGTATTTATCCAACTCTACCTGCCCCTAGTTAGCCAATGAGGATGCCATGCTACCCTTACGGTAAATCTAGTAGTCAGATGAGATATGCCAACCAAAGCAACTATGAGGACCAAAATGCAAGATCGAACCAACACAATGCCAACCGATAGCTGGGATGATGCTAGTGCGTCGCACGATGCTTTATCAAATGCTCTTTGGAATGGTCAAGGATTGTCAAACGTAGATGCCGATGACGCATTTGCTAAGACTTCTGCCAACACTACAAATGTTGACGACCTCCAGCCAGCAACAAGCCAGCAGCCAGAAGAAGCTCTTACGCCTGAAACCCAAATTGAGAAACTCAAGGTGAATGGTAAGGAGATCGACTTTGACTTTTCTGACAAAGCAAGGTTGAAAGAAGAGCTACAAAAAGGGCTAGCTGCACAACAGAAGCTTCGTCAAGCCAAGAAAATTCGGCAAGAGAACGAGCGGCTGAAAGCACAGCTACAGAAATCTGGATCGGGAAATGTGGACACTTTCAAAAAGGCTCAGGCTCTTCTAGAAAAAGGTCAACAAGAGCAGGCACTGCAAACCTTACTAGGACGCGACCAATTGGAATCTTACCTTGGTAGCAGATTAGAAGAGGAAATCAGATATAGAGAAGCCGATCCTGCTACACGTGCAAAGATTGATGCGGAAAGACAGGAAAGAGCTCGCCGACTGGAAGACGAAGAACGACGATTAGAAATCGAAAATCTTAGGCGACAGTTGGAAGAACAGCAAACTAGCGTGACAGAAAACCAATATGCTTCATACTTCGAAGGCGCACGTTCTGCGTACAACCTAGGGAAGTGGATTGATGATTCTTCAATTGCTACAGAGCTGAACGACTCTTTACAATTGGCTGCTAACAACGAGATTGTTACAGAACAACAACGAAGAGAATACAGGCAAGAAAGAGGCGAGAATGTGCCAGATGTAGGCGAAGCTGAGATTCGCAAGATCTATCACAAACACGCTAAAAGATTGCTATCCTTTTACAAAAAATCAGCGGAAAAAGTCGCTGACCAAAGAATCGAACAACAAGCACAAAATGCCAGGCAAGCAGCACAGGTGGCAAGCCAGAAGAATTACGCCAGCAATGATCCATTGCAAAATTGGGACGGATCCATGGCCAGCCTTCTAGCGGCAATGTCTGGAAAGAAAACACTTTTATAGGAAATTAATTCATGGCAGTTAATCAAATCGAAAACATCGATATTCACAAATTCTTAAAAATCTATCAGATGAATGGCTTCACACGCAACTTGAGCGAAAACTCAGACATGTGGAAGCACTTCACCAAACTGAAAGAAATGGACCCACAAGCTCGTTTCTTGAAGTACTTACTAGTTGACGGACTAGGATACGGCGCTGTTCAGGCACTAAGTGCAGACGGCGGCGGAGCCTACCCAAAAGCACGACGGTCTGGCCTTGTAGAAGCAGAAGCTCGCTACAAAGAATGGGCTTGGACAGTTGATGTTCCTCGTGTTCTTGAAAACAAAACCGGCTCTGAGCTGATGCAATACGCTAAGCCTTTGGCCACTGAGCTTGACAACAAGCAAATCGCATTCGCTCGTTTGAAGTGTATTGAGCTTCAAGGCGACGGCACTGGAATCCACGGCGTTGTTTCTTCTGTATCTTACAGCGGCAACAACATCGTTGTAGGCATCGACGCTTCTAGCGCAAACGCTGGTAGGTCTTTCATCCGATGGTTCCAAGAAGGCGACTTATTCAAAGTTTACAGCAATGCTGGTGTAGCTCGTGAAATCAAATCTAGCGTAGTTCCTGACTACTACAAAGTAATGGTTGTTGACGAAGCTGCTGGCACTGTAACATTCAACGCTTACGATTCAAGTGATGATTTAATCGCATCTCCAACTGCTGATGCTGACAACGCTATTGCAGCTACTGACTGCATCTACCGATACGGCAGCACTGCTGTTGACGTTTCTAGTGCTATCACTGCTGAATACTCCACTCTCTCTGAGGTGATGGTAGGACTAGAAAGTCTTATCGCTGCTGACGGACGGAAGGTTCACGGTGTTGACGCCACTGGCGCACTAAAAGGAACACGACGTGACCTTGGCGGTGTTGCAATTGACAGCAAGCATTTCCAACAGATTCTTTCTAGACTACAGATTGCAGCTGGTAAAGGCCGATACACTTACGACTGTGCGTTCATGTCTGACCTCACTTATGACGCTCTTGTTGAAGCTCGTGAAACTGACAGACGATTCCACAGCCTAGAAGACACTGACCGAGGTGTTAAGGGTATTGGATACGTTCACGGCAAAAACCGCGTAGAATTCTGCCCAGACGAATTCGTACACTCACAGCGAATCTGGATCCTACCTACAGGCAAAGACGCTCTTTGCTATGTTGGTCGTGACCCAATTCAAGTGGCGCCAAACGGCAATGACACTTTCCACTTAAGCCTTGCTTCTGGCGGAAGTCAGTATGGCCGCGACATGCAAACCTTCTTTGAGCAAACTGGTGTGTTGCTATCTAAGCACAGAGCTGCTTGTGGTGTTCTCGAAAACTTCACAGCGACAAGCTTCTAAACCAATGCGGGGAGGGGCTAATGTCCTTCCCCCTCAAACAAGGAGAATAGCTCATGGCTACAAAATACAACACGCAGGGACGTGTTCCTGCAAATTATCCCGGGCTATTTAACGCTCGTGAAAACAGAATGATTACGCACAACTACGCTGTAGTGGCGCTAGTAGACGAAAACTACACTGTACTACCAGAAGATGGTATTACGCATCTCACCATCGAAGCAGCCACTGCTGCTGTAACAGTGACCATGCCAGCTCCTGCTTTATGCAAAGGCCGGCTGATGAAAGTGTACGTATCAGACGCAACCGAAACAGTAACTGTGGATGTGGCAGGTGGTAATACCCAATACACCGCAGGAAGCTACGAAATCTTTTGCGACGGAACAGACTACCTTAGAGTGTTTTAACACGGAGCCGCCCTAGTGGCGGCTTTTAAATTATAAAGGAAGGCGATGTCTACATATAGATACAGAGGCGATTTACGCACCACTGGTGATCAACTTCGCCTACGAGAAGGTGGCAGTGAAAATAAAAAACCAGTAGAAGTTCGTGCCGAAGATACATCTGAAGAGATCATACTCAAAACACCAAACAGTGATGGAATGGAGACTATCACAGAAAATAATGTTTCTAAAAAAGCAGATGTACTAACTACAAACAAAGCCACGCAAACATTAGAAAATAAGACACTAAAAAATACAAAAGTAAAAGATGGGAATAACGCATATACAATTATTGCAAGTGCTCTTGAAAGCCCGGTAAATATCACACTTCCAAACTTAGGGAAAGGTGACGAATTTACATTTAACGATCACGCACAGACATTAACAAACAAAACACTCACTCAGCCAAAAATAAATGAAGACGTTGCGCTGACAGCAACCTCCACAGATTTAAATCAACTTACCTCTATTGAGGTAGGGGGGAATGAGTCAGGGGATGTTGTCACAACAGATGGCACACAAACATTAACAAATAAAACAATAAGCGATCTTACCTATGGCCAGGAAACATTTGGGTTTGCTGAACAGTCTACAATATCCCTAGTCCCTACGAAGGTAAGTGTTTTAATAAGTGACGCGGTTGAGGACGCAAAGATCACAAGCATCGACAGTAGCGTCACAAAATACCTAGTTATATCAAATACTTCCAGCAATGACATCCAGATAGCTAATTATAACCCAGACACAGCACCTAGTGTAAACATCATCACAGGATCTGGCGGAGACATTCCACTAGGTGTTGGAGCGTCGACAACATTAATATATGATGATGGCAATAGTAAGTGGAGAGTGGTAGGAAAGACAGGCTTTGATGGCGGGCTTTCCCTAGCGCCAGTGAGCACAAATCCTATAGGCGATACAAATATTACAGCCGAAGTGGGAAAACACTACTTAGTGGATAGCTCAGGGGGCACACTCACCATTACACTACCAGAGGCCAGCTCCCTTTCCCCCTCAGAAAGACAAGGCGCCACCATACGTATCACAGATGCAGCTAACATATGTGGTAAGCTAGAGGGCGACACCTATCCAAATAGAATCGTGGTAGCAAGCTCAGGCTCTGACACCATCAATCTAGCAGAATCCGATTTTTCGGGTGCTGAAAATTGGTCTGCTTTGACATCCTTCAATATGAACGTTTCTGGTGTTTGGGTGCAGCTTATGCTCAGGCCGAAGGACGGGGGGTATGAGTGGGTGGTGGACGATCCATTCTGGAACACACTAGGCGAAGATTATGTGACAGACGAAACGCTAACGGCTCAGTATTACAAAAAGACGGAAGTAAACAGCGCCCTTAGTTTGAAATATGATGCATCTAACCCATCTGGATTTGAGACACCCGCACAGCTCAACGCCAGAGACACAGCAAATAGGAATAGAAGTAATCACACGGGAGAGCAGTCAGCAAGCACAATCAGTGATTTTGATGAGAGGGTGAGAGACAATTCATACGTATCAGATAACACAGATAAAATAAGTGCGGACGGTTCAATCAGTACACACAGTGATGTAAACACAGCAGGTGCTGCTGTAGGTAACACGTTGGTGTGGAATGGGTCTGCGTGGGTGCCAGGATCTTCAGGGCTAGAGATAAAAAGCCCCGCGGCAGGGACAATATCCGCTAGTATTTCTTCTCATTATGTACTAGATACAAGTACTGGAGCGTACACTATCAATCTTCCTAATAGTACATCTCTTTCTGCAGGGGAGATAAAAAATGCTGTAATAAGAATTGTAGACAGTGGAGGCAATGCAAATGTATATAATATTACAATAAACGCTTCAGGAAGCGATGATATTTTATTAGGAAAGCTTTATGATACCGGAACGATTGAAACGGACACTACACTCATTTTCGATGTGCCAGGGACATGGATACAGCTTGTCCTATCTGGCAGCAGGTGGGTAGTAGAAGGTATATTTATTTAATTATTTTAATATTGACAACACACAGCATCCCGGGTAATATGAGGATGCTAACAATAACAGGAGAACAAAATGGCCAACCTTTCAGATCGAGCAACAGGCCTCACTAATGTTAACCAGATAAGCCTGAACGAGCTTACCGACACCCCCTCAGCACCAGCCCAAAACTCAGGACAGAAGAAATTCTATGCTAAGACTGACGGTAAGGTGTACACCCTTGACGATGAGGGAAACGAAAGAGAAGTGGGCTCTGGTAGTGGAGCTTCTAGAGAAGTTGAGCAGACAGATCATGGATTTGCCGTAGGCGATGTGCTCTATCTTGACGGAACAACCTATGCCAAAGCACTGGCAAATGATGAGGCCAAAGCCGAAGTGGTGGGTGTGGTTTCATCTATCGTAGACGATAACAAGTTTGTTGTCACATCCTCTGGGTATATAGAAGAAGGGTTGCTCGGCTTGACAGCTGGAAGTGTTTATTATCTATCCGCCGACCCCCTTACACCAGGATTGCTCACTCTGACAGAGCCTGGTGTGATTGGCCATGTTAGTAAGCCAGTGCTTCTTGCAGACAAAGCAACATCAGGATATGTTTTACAATACAGAGGTGTTTTGGTTGGTGCAGTGTTTGGTGAAGACACCCCGTTGAATGCAGATAATCTGACAGAAGGGACAGTGTCTGTCGCTCGGCTACCAAATAGCGGAAACCTAAGCTTTCGCAACATCCTAATAAATGGCGAAGTGACAAGAATTAATCAAAGAGGCTTTGACGGAAACTGGGCTGGGCTCTCTAATGGCGACTACGGGTATGACAGGTGGAAGAAAGCTGACGCATCAAACATCACACAAGTGGTGGAAGCTGGAAACTTTGTTCCAAACGCGTCATATGTTCTGTCAGGAACAAATGTGACAACACAGACATTGACAGCTCCTGCAAGTGGCAACTGGTCTATCACAGTTCCAAACACAGCCACGTACGTCCAGCTTGAACAGGGATCAGTACCAACACCATTTGAGTCCAGGCCATACGGACATGAGCTTAGTCTTTGTCAGCGGTATTATCAAGTGATTTTATCAACAAGTAATAATAGATATCAAAATATAGGACACTGTTCTTCTACCACTCTTTGTTTTATTCGTGTACCATTCTCAGTTCAGATGAGAACAACTCCCACTATTATTAACAATTCTGTTCAGTTCAATGTAAACTCTGGTGGTACGGGATACACTGGTCTTAGCTATGATGTTGCATATCCTGATGCAAAAGGAACAGGAATACGCATAGTATCAAGTGGAGTATTTGTAGCAGGTCGTGCAGCACATGTTGATGTAGCCGCAGGCTCAGGATCTGTAGTAGCCTCAGCAGAACTATAACACCAAGACAACCTAAGAAAGGAAAACATAAATGTCATCAGCTATATCAGGAAGCCTTAATTTAAACAGAGCACAGACACAGATCTCTATTGACGAGAGCTATAAGACCGTA